TTGACCCCGTCGTTCTGCATTGTCATGATATCGTACGGATGTCCCGATAAGTCCTCGGTGCGCACAGTGAATCCTCCTGTTATTACTTGGGCTGGTTCTTCTTGCTGCTCTTCCTCTTGAGTCTCTTCGTTTAGGTAATACGGTTGTTCAGTTGCTCGTGACTCAACCCTTTCTTCAGCTTTGTAATGATATTTTCGATCATGAAATATTGGAGAAGCTAAGAGTATCCCCCCTCTGACTTTTTCCGCTTTGATTAGCTGGAAAATGTGAGACATCCAAGTTTGCTCATGAGGGGTTCTCCATACAGTTTCCAAGAACATTCTCTTACTCCCTTCTTTGCTAATAATTTGAGGCCAATTACAATAATAAATCTCTCCATCAGCATAAGGTAATCCGTCTTTGGATTTTATATTTTTAAAATTAGTTAAAGGACAGTTTGGGTCTAAACCGAACTCTGGCAATTTATTGTACTCTGGCCAATACTCCTCTCTTTTATCTTGAGGTACATTATACCAAGCCCACTGATTGGAGTTCGTCCCATAAAATTCAGTAAATGAAAATTTGAGAAAGTGATATTTCTCTTCACTCATGATGTTTAATAATTTTTCATAAAGATTTTCCGAGTGAGAAGTGAAGCCCATCTGACACAGAGACGAATCATTCGCGCGTTTCAAAAGCATGTCATCTTCAAGAAAAATCATATACTGCGAATTCGTTTCTGCAAAATGTTCAGCAGCGTATTGTCTAGCTCCACAAATACCTATATTTTCTTCTTGCTTTAGATGTTTAAAACCATACCTATCACAAATCTCTTGATAAGCTGCGTCTGTTGAGTCGTCTGTAGAATTATTAATTAAATATTTTTTCGTTTCATTTAAAAATCCCGTCTCCTTGTAAGAGTCAAGCAAGTATTCCAATTGGTCTGGGAAATTAAATGTCACAACATATAAATTAGTGTCAGAGCTTTCGATCTCGATATCGTTGTTTTTTAAGTCTTCAAAAAACTTACTTATCAACCCGTTCTCTTCTATAGGGTAGTACTTGCAAGTTTTAGGATTCAGGTAAGTCATCAAAGAGAATATGCTTTCCTCCGTACCCATAAGGCCTCCCTCTATAGAGGACTTTAAAAGTCCATGATACATAGCGTTCACCTCAGGTATATACTTTTTATGCCCTCCAAAAAATCCTCCTCTAGCAACTCTGTTTACATGTTCCCCCGCCTTCTTATCCATTTCTTTAATTGGGAAGCCATGGATTTCATAATCTGTCTCATAAGGAAAACATAAAAAGAAAAACTTTTTCAATAGGGGCGCGACCTTATCGAAAACCTTATCATGCGTAAAGTATCCTTCGTGAACAGTATTCGTAATGCCCCCATCAATCCAAGCAAAGTAATCCGTGTCGAAAGGGTTGCTTATTACTGCATCGTTGAGCATGAACATTTTACTCATAACCATTGGATTATAAAACTCTAGCGTAGCCTGAGTGCTATCTCTAAGCCAAGTGCTTCCCGTCGCCGTAAGCCATTCCTCGCTTTTCCTTATCTCTTGGACCTTATCGTAAAAGTCAAATTTTTTAAACTCCTCGACCTCTTTAATATGTACGTAAGTATTTTCTACGCTTCTATGCTCCCAAACTAGATCTTCATATTCTTTCTCAATATAAATATACATGTTCACGTCTGTTTTTAACAGCTTCACAAAATTCTCTACGTAATGAGAGAAAGGTCTCTTGAAGCCCTCCCCGGCTTCAGACCTTTTCAAATCCCATATTCCAGTTACTATTGTTAAGTCTCCCTTATCTTTTGAATTAGTATTCATTTATTATAGCGTGCTTTCTATTTGCTCACACCAGCCCTGACTGCGACTATTCGGCCATATCATCCAACTGTGTGGCTTTTTATCTAAGACCGCATCCACCCACACTTTACAATAACCATCCGGATCGTTTTTCATACGAGTTATATCTTGATCGCTAGCGTCTTCTCTATATATCTCTTTGCCTTCCTCGTCTCTTAATACTACGCACCAAAAGTGATAATCATCTAGGGGTACAGCCTCGTAGGGGATGTCGATGCAATGTTTAAATATCCGACAAAAAGAATTCTCCCATTCTTCTTCCGTATCGTGCTCGCAAGAATTCGGAGGCTCTACATTATCTAAAGTTTCTTTTTGCACGGATCTCTCACCAAAAAGTATCCCTGCATACTTTTCGTAATCTCTCAAAGTCCTTTCTTTACCGAATCCATACGGGCCAAAATCGATATCTCTTTTCTCCCCATCCATTTCAAAAAGTTTTCTATTCCTTAAAAGAGAGGCCTCGTTTAGTTTTGAAGTCTTTTCAGGCTGGTCGTCCCAAACTTTGGGGCCTCTATACTGTCTAGTATATTCGTGGTATGCAATCATTTTGTGAGGATAAAATATATCATAGCCATGAGTGTAGGCTCTCGCAGCGATACTAATTTCTTCACCATGGAACCAATAATTAGGATCGTGAGGCACTTCTTCACACATTATCCCATCAGCAAAAGCAAAATGACCTGAGAACCATCTCCCCCTAGGAGGAAGCTTTCTTGTTTTCCAATCCGGTATACCTTCCGGCTTAAAAAATACCGCGCCCTCTGGGGTAAATCGATCAAAACACATCTGCCAAGGCTCTTTCGCTCTGCCCTCTGGATCATTAGGAGGATCATAAGAACTAATATATCCCGTTAATATTGGCTTTTTATATCCAGCCTTCTTTAAATTCCTCATCATTTTGATGGAAATTTCATCCCAATCCTGCTCAAAGCGATGGTGAGAATCTAACTGTAAGGTATAAGTTTCTCCATCGTACTGTTTCTGGATTAAATTCCTTGCCCAACATACCCCTTTCGTCTCCTCATGCGGAACATCTAAAATTAAAACTCTATCATCTTCCGCAATCTCATCAATGTTCTCTTCAGGCTTATGCTGCCAACAAACACAGACCTTTATCCTATCGGGATATTTAGCTTTATCAAAAATATCTAGAACCGTAGGCACCAATTCCGGATCCGAATAAGCAGCCATCTGCACAAAAATAGTATCTTTTTTCACAGTTCTAAACCTTTGGTAAATCTCTCTGTATTCTCTCTAAAAACCCTTTAGTCTTGCTATGAGGCCAAACTACCCAGCTCTTAGGGACTTCTGAGACTTCAATGGTACGCCATATCCTTAACCAACCATCTCCTTGAGAAGCCTCTCTTAGTAACGAGATAACTTCTGACTCGTCCGCGTCAATTCGGGCAACTTCTTCCCCATCTTCGTTTTCAAAAGCTACAGCCATCCAATCGCAATCCTTTTCTGGGACATCGTTTTGGTGAAGGTCTATGCAATATTTAAACTCGCTCGTCAATCCTTCTTCGTAATTAGAAACAGGAGGCTCAAGAAACAACTTGGTCTCCTTATGGACCCTTCTGTTCTCAAAGTCTATTCCAGCAAAACGTTCAAACTCTTGTAGAGTTCTTTCTTTACCAAGACCATAAGGACCCCACATAACCTTGTCATCTCCTTCTCCGTCTACATTGAAAAGTTTTTTAAACCTTTTAAAACTATTTTTATTTATGTCGTCCCAATCAGAGTGCTCGTCCCAGTGTCGAATATTTCCGTCTCTATGGTAAAAGTGCCACGCAACGATCTCGTCCATTTGAAATATGTCATAGCCATGAGTATAAGCTCTGACAGCATAAGAGGTTTCTTCTCCATGAAAATAAAGATGAGGATCATACGGAACGTTTTTATAAAAATGCCCATCAGTAAAAATAAAATGACCACTTAGGAACCTACCTCTCGGCATCGTCTTTTTCTTTTTACTCACCCATTCTTCTGGCATTCCATTCGGCCTAAGAAATACTGCCCCCTCGGGCATAAATCTATCAAAACTTAAATTCCAAACATCTTGACATCTCCCTTTTGGCTCTCTATCTGGTTCATAGCTAGGGATATAAGTACTTATTATCGGTTTTTTCGTACCCTTCTTTTTTAAAAGTTTTAACTTATTCTTTAGAATTGTATCCCACCCTTTTTTAAAACGATGATGAGAATCTAGTTGAAGAATATATGTTTCATTATTAAATTGTTTTTGAATTAAATTTCGAGCCCAGCATACTCCTTTTGCTTCTTTGTAAGGAACGTCTATGATAATAAACCTAGGATCATTAATATATTGATCTAAATTTTCTTCCTCCCCTCTCTGCCAACAAATACCAAACCTTAGATTTTTTGGCTGGCTTGCTTGGGAAATAATATCTTCTATTGTCGGTACAAGCTCTTTGTCTCTATAGCTAGCTAAAGATATAAATATTGTTTCTTCCTTCCTTCTAGAAGTTGCCCTTTTCGCTTTAGCGGTTTTAGCTTTGGTGGCTTTCGCCTTGGTTGTTTTCGTCTTTCTCGGCATATCCATTATAAAATGTTTCAGAGAATTTTAAAAAATAAATAAAAAACGTGACGACATATTTCAGCCGCCACGTTTTAGTATAGGATACCCCCACCAATAAGACACCCTATTTTATTCCGTCTTAGAATGAAGAATAATCACTTTTGGATACGTCACCCTCAATCTAAATGGAAACATTTTATTAGTCTCTTTTGCGTCTGGATCATCTTCAGCACCGTCCTCTTCTTCCTTATCTTTAGGCTCGTGTTCGATAGGCATCTTCTTCAACTCTTCTTCTGTGGGCATGGGTACATTTCTATCTAAAGCCCATGTCATTTTATGTCTTTCGCAATACTCTTGCATCCTACGAACAGGTACGATAAGGTTAAACCCTTCCCCCGCTCCGC